GGGGTGTAATTTTATCCAACAACTTTGTTAAATCGTCTTTGGAATAGAATGTAACTCGGTGTTGACTTTTCTGACTGTCCGAGTAAATTTTCTGGTCTAGTTGCAATACGCCTGCACCAATGTTCTTGTGCAACTCTTCGCAATGCATGCGCCCGCGCTCCCCAGTTGCTAGGAAACCTGCACGGGGCTCACCGCGTTCAGTGATGGTAATGTAACCATCAGCATCAAGGAAACCCGCTGCATAAGCCCAAGGGTCTTTCATAATCAATCCGTCTGAACTAATGCACATGTATTCGCCCTTCCGATGACCTTTGATGATATTCAACTCTTCACCATACATGTTGAGTAACTTTGACATCCTCGTGGCATTGATTCTAGGTACGCCCTTAGAAATCATATTTTCAGTAATCGCACGGGCTTTCATAGAGCCATGGGTTTCAATTTCTTGCTTTGCCATCTTGAGCCATTTTTGTTGCTCTTCAGTCAAAGAATCAATTTGGTGTAAAGCGGCTTTCCACATCTTCCGTGCGTCGGACTTGTTTTCCATCGCATTGACCCAAGACAATCGTTCTTCATCTCCCCATACATCTTGGAACTCATCTAGTTGCTTGAGAGTAGATTCTGCATTTTCCCATAGGTTACATGCACGCAGTAGACTGGTTTCTCTTCGATTACCAAAAAGACGTAATGCCTTGAGTGTCTTGTCAGTCAGCCCAAGTTGACGAATGGTATCATGGTGCGGTTGCGCCCAAGACAATTTAACTAACGTCGCATCTACTTCCATTCGTTTCAACATACGAACTTGTTTGATGGCAGCGTCAATGTCTTCTTTAGAATCCTTCATCTTACGACGAATTTTGCGCAAATCTTTGACTACTTCCTTTGCGCTCTTACCAACATGAGTATCGAACCAACTGTCACCCGTCGGTGCAAAGTCTACTGATGGTGTTACGATGGCATCGACTGATGGTAAGATTGTCTGAGAAGCAATGCCTTTTGCAAGCAAAGGTTGAGATTTGAGAAGTGGATGTGCAGATAATGCATTTGCAATTTGAGTCAAAGTTTCATCACCCATGTCGAGGGTGTGTGCCGATTGACCGACTGCTAATGATGGCCACATACATCTCCCCTCACATTTTGGTGTCATAAACTCCCTAATGAGCATTACGTCAAGCGACGAACCAATTTGCTCCTGCCACATGGTTCTGTGGCACATCTCCAAACCATTCGTCAAACCCGCCTAGATAATCGTCTAGCGATACCAGAGAGCCTCTGAACTCCTTGGTTGCCCAATTGGCCAAAGCAAGTGCCATAGCCAAGTCATCGTGTACGCCAACAGACTCTAATCGCCCATTCTTTTGCATACCAAACCGAGTCAACTGAGTTTCTAGTGTTCGTGTGAATTCTCTGCTTCGCTCATCGCCCCAAGGGGTTTTGATTTTACCTTGCTCAAATGCCATAAGC